CATCCTCGCATTTACTATAGATAATTCAGCATCTTTAACCGCCTTAGTCAGCGTTGGATTAAATAAAGAATCTTTGTTCTGCCATACTCTGTGCAGTTCACATATTACTTTTTCAGCGTTTGTGATTACGCTCTTGTCCTCCAAGGACAAAGTTTCCTTGTTTTGCATGTCGCCTCTCTGTTATTTCTCTCTGGTAGGCAGTTTGACGACATGCCTAGGTCGCCTTAGATGAGGGTTACTTCATCCAATCGTAATCTTTATCAGAAGTTTTAGACTCAGCTTTCTCCGCTGCCTCTACTTCTTTAGGATCTTGTTCTACGTCTGGCAGTTTATTGCCTTTCGTGACAAAGGTAGCAATCTTGTTGCTGTCAGCATAACCGTCTGTTCCAGGTTCTATTTTGATCTTTGCCAAGAATGGCTCGTTCATCATTTCATCTAAGGACTCACGATTAAAAGTTGCATCAGGATCTAAGCCAAGCGCTTTACGCCATGACTTAACTCGCCTAGCAGTTGTGGTTACTGCATTCCCTTCAACGGTAAAGTATTCCCATACCTTTCTACCCGCATGCGATGGGCCTACAACGTCGAACTCAACCTTAATAGATTGGTTCCCAGCTTTCGAAGTGTGTTGATTCCATTGATTAGCTACCATTTCATATTGCCCAGCAGGCATGGCAGAAAAGTCATTGTCCTCTTCAACATTCGTCAGATCTATACTAAAGTCATCTGTCATTTTTTATATCCTCCAGGGCACAATCAGTGCACATAAGAAGTCCGTCGTGTTTTACTACAGCGTCTTTTTCACCGCACTCGTCACACACTAAGATTTCTTCATGCACTTTTGGCACCCATTAAGTTATTGATTGATTTTTTATATTCGTCGATAAACGAATCCCATTTGAGTTCTATCTTGTCAGGAAGAGGAACTCGACTCTTCGCATCGAAAGCCGGGGAGAACTTGGTAAACAGCATGCGATCGCCCATGGCAAGCGCTCGCGTTTGTTCGTTAAAGCCTGACCCCGACTTAGTGACACGAATCTGATGATTTGCAAACAGATTGAAGTCAACCCATTCTCTGATCTTGGACGCTACCTTCTTGTGAAGGTTTAGTTCCCATCGATCGTAAGGTTCTCTCTCTGGATCTGCAAATGTTCTGATAGCAACGTGAGACAGCAGTATCACGTTCATGTTCTTTTGGTCGTTTAAAACATCCAGAGCACGCAGGATCTTCTGAAAGCCCTCGGCTGTCATGGTGTAGCCTTTACCGTAGCCTATGTCTTCAATAGAACTTACGTTCTTCTGTCTGGCTACCTCTTCTTGGATCAGTTTCTCAGCCCAATCCGTGGTATCCAAGACAACAGTTTTAAAGTCGTGCTCTTCTTGCACGAGCTGTTTCAGCCTGTGCATGATGTCTTCAAACGATTCACACAAAGGAAACGAGGACGTGTTAACGTACCTCGTACCTTCCTCCGTCTTAATAAATATTGGCTTTGGAGCTCCCGCTGCAAAGGTAGTCTTACCTATGCCGTCAGTTCCGCCTATGTTCATCTTAACTGGCCCAGGATTCATGCCAGTTTGCACCTCATCTAATATACTCATTTCTTCCTCTTCTCTAAAAAGTTAACGTAAGGACGATCAGATATCTCTGTCGTCAACGCTTGTGATAATTTTTGATAGTGACTAGGAAAGTTCTCAGCCAAGATCGTAGTGTCTTTTTTGCTTTCCTTGTACTCTATATTGAAGGGAAATAAATTCTGAGGAATGGTTCCCTCTGAATGTATCTTACCCACCAAGTCTTGATCCCAGGATCTTTTGACGCGGTAATCTACTTTAATATCGAAATCGTATTCATCTAAGGACACGCGAGCAGCACCGCCAGTGTTGCTCATTTGGATTACTTTATCTTTAATCTTAGGATGTCTTGCAATAGCTATGTCTAGCTCTTTGCTTTCCTCACGCAATCTGGCCTGCAAAGCAAGATTGTTTTGTTTTCTGGTTAAGAGTTCCGCGAGGTCGTCAAACTCTCTGTCTGTTTCAGCCATACTATTTTCTCCTTTATGGTGTCGAGGGCTGTAGGATTTTCTATGAAAAAAATTATGAAATAAAACGAGTTACAACCCTCAACAAAATCTAATTTATAGTTTTAAAAACTTTTTGTCAATAACTATTTTACTTTTTGTAATAATTATTTTAAAGTACTCATTATGAATTTATCCGAATATATTATCAAGCGTGGAGAAGAACCTCTAGCAAAAGAATTAGACGTATCAATATCGACTGTTCAGTCCTGGCGATACGGGAAAAGGCAACCAACAGTGAGAATAGCAAAACAACTCATGATTATGACGAAAGGAGTTCTGAGTTGGGAAGATATCTATGGACCTGTGGAAGAAAATGCCTCTGCTTCTTAACGAAAATAAAATCCAAGAAAACGTTTCCGATGAGTCAAAGCAGGAGATGCTTTGGTCTTTTTGGGAAGAAGGATTCCACTTGATTCCTTGTGGATCTCGCAACGAAATCATTCCAGAATACTTTCGCAAACGCCATCCGTTTGAAAGCGATGAGGTTCTGGCTGCTAAGTGGGCGAAGACGCCAAGGGTCAAGTGGGAGACTTATCAAAGAAGACAACCAACACAAGACGAATTGAGAGAGTGGTTGACTCGTTATCCAGGCGCAAACTGGGCAGCCATAACAGGCATAACGTTTGTAGTTCTGGACTGCGATAGCCAAGAGGCGGTCGAGTTCGTGGAATCTGGGCAATTGACTCGATCGCCTTTAAAACAAAGGACTCCAAGGGGTGGCTATCATTATTTTTATCAAGTCAACGAAGGTCTCAACGTCAGAAACACGACGGGTAAACTGGACGTAAGAGGTGAAGGTGGCTACGTCATGGTGTCGCCGTCAAGAAACTACGGCTTCGAAACATCTGAAGGCGCACACATAAGAGATGTCGATGATTTGCCCATGCTCAACATGAACGACTTGAACACGATCCATGAGTTCAATCAGTCTGGAAAAGTACAACCGATCGGGGATGCCAAGAAGATTACATTGGATCCAGTTGGTGTTGGTCAACGCAACGACACGCTCGCTCGCCTGGTAGGCAAATGGATCCGTGAAGGTTGGGGTTATCGTGAGGTGTTGATCAAAGCGTTTGACTGGAATCAAACATTGCAACCGCCGTTGCCTCTGCCAGAAGTATTGCAGACGGTCATGTCGATCACTCAAGGACACGTCAAGCGTAACCCAGAGGATACTGAAGCGGGCATCATGTCTTGGAAGACAAGCGAATGGCAAATAGATCTCGGCGAAGAACTGAAAGAGATACTGGATCAAGAGGATCCAATCGTCGTACAAAAAGAACAAGATAATAAAGAAGACCCACTGGGCCTGAAAGCTTACAACGATGAGTTTTGGACAGGCATTGAGTCTGGAACTATCGAACAATACTGGGGTGACTGTTTTATCTTTGAGCAATCCAGGTGTTTGTTGATCGGTAAACCAAAGATTGGTAAGTCGCACTGGCTCGGTGCTTTTGCAGCAGCAGCAACCACTGGGCAGAAGTTCATGGGCATGCCGTTCACGAAACCGTGTAAGGTCATGTGGCTCCAAGCAGAGATCATCCAGGAGTTTTTGAAAAACAGAATCGACACTTACTATCAGCCCTACGCACACGATCCAGACTTGATGGCGTTGGGGCACGCTAACTTGATACCCACGGGCAGACTCAGAAAGAACATCATGCGTGACAAAGACATCAACGCGATTGCTGAAAGCATAGACTATCATCAGCCTGACATTGTGATGATTGACCCTATCATTAACTTCTTCGACGGAGAAGAGAACAGCAACCAAGAGATCCATAGCTTGTTGTCTAGAATAGATCGGTTGATCGAATTGTTTGGTGTCGCGGTTATCATCGCGCATCACACGGGCAAGGAGCGAGCTGACGATGCTTCGTTCATGTCAGCGCGTGGTGGTTCAGCGTTTGCTGGGTGGATGGACTCTGGTATCAAACTCATGGGACAAAGACCGAACGTGACTATGTTCTATGAAGCAAGAAATGCAAGAGAACCTGAAACGCATTTGGCTCGGTTCGATTTTGAAAAAGGTTTCTGGGATACGGTTGACTTTGATCAAGGCCCAGACGAAGTAGAGATTGCACAGAAAGTCGCAGATGCTATGGACAGAACGAAGTTCTACACACGACAGGATCTAGAGATGTTAGCTCGGGAAGCACTCAAGGCAAACAATTTGCCGAGCGGAGAGAGGGCAGCTCGTTACGCGGTCAGTCATGTGCAGAAATATTTGGGCGATGTGGTCAAGACGAAAGCCATTCCAGGCAAGCAGACTTGGCACTATCGATTTGATAATCAAGGGCGTAAGCCTTGGGAGGACTAATGAAGTTAAAAATAGAAAACGAAAGAAAGAGCAAAACAAAAACTATAAGCGTAAGAGTAACGCCAGAAACACATAAATTGTGGCGGGATCTTGTTGCTAACAATCCATCTTATACAAACGATGAGCTTATGGAGTTAGCTTTTGAAAGCTTGTTGAAAAAATACGGGTAGCGATGCAAGTAAATTTTCCAAGCAAAATTCATTTGGATTCTGCAAATTTTATTGTTTATCCAAAACAAAACTTTTATACAACTCACGATATTAAGTTTTGGACTGGTGCTGATGGCAGTATTTGGGGAGCTTCTTTTATCAAAGAAAATGGCAAGATGTTGAGAAGAATTAATACTGAAGAATTAGAACAAATAATAGATCACGCTAACGCAATGCACAAACTAACGAAAGAAAATGAAGCTTGACTACATATCGTTGAAAGAAGCCTGTATCGATACGTTCTTGGGACTGCCGATCAATTGGTTTTTATCGTATGCGGTATTAGCAACGATGCTGTTCTTTGCGTTTGACAATGCGTTTATTATCTCGGCTACGCAAGTGGCTGTGCTCACGGTATTTGCTATAGTTCGCAAGTATCTCATTAGAACTCACTACAAGAGGTTGCATGAATCCGTACAAGATTGAAGGCCCAGCATTGATTAGCTTTAGCGGTGGCAGAACGTCTGGCTTCATGCTCAAGCAGATCATCGATGCTCACGACGGTGTGTTGCCTGGAGATGTCCATGTGACGTTTGCAAATACAGGCAAGGAGATGCCCGAAACATTGGACTTTGTGCACAAATGCAGTGAGGAATGGCAAACGAAAGTGCACTGGTTGGAGCTCGATATGCACGACGAAAGGCCTGTGTATCGCACGAAAGAAGTCACCTACGAAACAGCGAGCAGACAAGGCGAACCCTTTGAAGCTCTGTTGGAGAGGAGAAAGTATCTGCCGAACCCAGTTGCTAGATTCTGCACAGCAGAACTGAAGATCAGGCGCATGAAAGACTTCATGCACAAGATCAAAGGCTACGATCACTGGGACAATATCCTTGGTTTGCGTTACGACGAGCCGAGAAGGGTGGCGTCCTCTAGAAACCCGAAGGAACGTTGGGACAACAAGATGCCTATGTACGATGCGAAACATACGGTAGAAGATGTCCTGGAGTTCTGGCGGAACGCTAACTTTGACTTGACTTTGCCGAGCATAAACAATCAGACGCTCGCTGGTAACTGTGACTTGTGTTACCTCAAAGGTAAGAATACTTTGGTGCAGTTGATGAAGGAACGCCCAGATCTTGCTGACTGGTGGATAGCACAAGAGAATCGTTTCGGTGATCAATCTGGGGCAACGTTTAGGGCGGATCGTCCGCCGTACATCGAGCTTGTAGAGGAAGCAAAGAACCCAGTCATGGATGATTTATTTGAGGACGATAGCATGTCGTGTTTCTGTCATGATTAGGCTGAAAAACGGTTGTGCAACGCTTATTGGCGATTTTGCACAGCGTCTGAAAAAAGTCAATAAAATCAATAGGTTTTTGATTGTGCAGTTGTGCAGTTGCACATGCGTGCACATGCGCACAGCGTGCTCTGAAAGCCTTATGTTTATTGGGGTGTGCAGTTGTGCAGTTGTGCACTTCTATAAGAAGGGGAATAGTGGGTATGTAAAACCCACATCCCACCCCCACCTTTTACCCACTTAGAATAGAATAAAAAACGGAGAAAAATATGAATAAAGCTAAATTAGTAAAATTAGGAGAAGAGGTTTTAACAGGAATAGATTTAGAAATGGAGTCTCTTGTAAGAATCGAACTAGAAAAGATGCTGTGTAGAAAATTGTCAAGTGTTTTTAGTGGAGCGGCAAGTTACTTAGAAATTCCTATGGTATATCCTAAGCCTATGATTCAAGGTGAATATCAGAAATTAGAAAACTACAAATCTGTTATGCCTATTCTTGATGATGTGATTGATAATGCTTTAAAAAAAATTTCAAAAAAAGGAGAAAAACATGCCAGTTAAATTTAAACAATCGATAAAAGAAACTATCAAGGATGCCAACGGCAGGCCTACGAGTATGTGGAAGTGGAAACATTTTTATTTGAAAGAAGCAAAGACTGAAGACATAATCAAGGAAATTAAAGACGGCAAGAAGAAACATAAAAATAAACTGATGAATGAATTGAATCGCAGAGGTGTGAAACTAGATGGCTGATAAGAAAAAAAAGCTGACCAAGATGCAAGAGGTATTTGTAAATCTGATGGTGTACCAGGATCTCACGCAAACGGATTGTGCGCATAGAGCTGGGTTCAAGAATCCAGAAGTGATTGCTAGCCGGATGATGAACAGTCCTGAGTACGAACATGTGCAAGAAAGAATTAGGCAGATGAAAGCGTTGCAACGAAAGAAATACGATATTACGTTTGAGAACGTGGCAAGCAAGTTAGCAACAATTAGAGATGCTGCTGCGAGCGATGGATCCTACGGGCCTGCGGTAAATGCAGAGATTGCAAGAGCGAAACTCGGTGGACTCATGGTGGATAGGAAAGAGGTGCGATTTGGGAAGATTGATAGCATGAATCGTGAACAGCTCGAACAGAGATTGAATGAACTCCTGGAACAAAACCAAGTGAAAGTTATTAACGGCGAAGCAGTTAGGATTGATCAGCCAGAAGAAGACTTGGAAGAAGATGATGATGATTCAGAAGAATCAGGCCAGTAAGCCTTTGAATCTGCCTTCTTCTGTCCATTGCAATACTGTCTTAGCTTTCAGCACAGGATCTGCGATTGAGTAAAGCATGACGATTTCGTCTTCGTTGTTGAAGCCAACAAAGGAACTTCCCTTTTGGTAAATGCTAGTAATGTTTGTATTGTTTTTCATAAGTCCTCCCATTTTTTTGGATCTTTTTCTCTTAGTTTAAAAAATCTGTTTAGGTTGCTTTTCTTTTTGTTGACGATAACTCTCAAGTCTTTTTCAAAGTCATAGAAAGTTTCAAAGAATTCGTCCTCTGGATTGCACTGAAAGACTTGAATGTAATCTTCTGCGCATCCAGGCGAATGCTCAACGTAGACTGTAAGATTGCCTACGGTTATGTAAGCGGATTCTTTTGATCTTCTGTCTATTCTTATGGTCATAGATTCTCCATGTTGTTAAGTATGTGGGCGATTACATCGACTGTCCAACCGTTGCCCAACATCTTGTATCTTTGGGTGTTAGATACATGATTGGTGTAGTTGTCTGGCACGGTTTGTAATCTCTCGCATTCAAGTGGTGTGAGTTTGCGCCAATGTAATTCGTCAACGCTGTCCCATTCGTGTCTGTCGTAGGAATCTCTGCCACCTGATCGAACTGTTTTGGATTTCTCTCGTATCATGCTGATTTCGTGGTCTTTGTTAAGACTGGGTGTGACTGTACCGACCTTACCATCGTATCTGGGTTCCAGTTTCTTAGCTCTAAAAGGCGTGTGGTCTTTACCAGTTTTTTGTCTAGCTTCTTTTCTGTCCTTTTTAGCTTCATCTGTTCTGACCTCTCGGTAAGATTGAACAAGAACTCCTGTTGCAGAAAACTTACCGCCTTTGCTTTGATCGTTTTCAAAGTTTGCTCTTGATGATTTGTAATAGTTGGCCTTGATAGGGTGTGACTTATCAACCATAACTTTAGGTTCTCGATTGCCACCACCACCAACTTGTTTTGGTTTGTTTTCTTTGAAGTAGTTGTAAGGAACTCCCTTGTGCCAGTTAGCGGTAATAGCAAATGATTTTTCTTTGTCGGCAGATTGTTCGTATCTGTCAGCTCTGCGATTGCCCGCTTGTTGCCATTTCTCGTTTCCTCTATTCATGTAATCTACAGATTTTTGACCATGAATAAACTCATCTGATATTGCGTCTGTTTCTAAGATATCTCGCAAGATTATGCCCTTGTCCTTTGGTTGTTGAATGTTCGGTATGTTTGTCCAATAGTAGCGTTGTCTGGATTGTGCGGATACAAGACTAGAGTTGATGAGTATGGGTTCAATGCGACCACCAAAGAGATCATGTCCTTGGAACTCTGGATAACAAGCTGACACTTGGTCGGTAATCACTTCAAGAAACTCTTTCTTCATCTTGACATTCTCAAGTAAGAAATATTTTGGTTTGATCGCCTTCAGCAAACGAATGAATTCAAAGAACAAAGCAGAACGAGGGTCGTCAAAGGCGAGCTGTTTGCCCGCAAAACTAAAACCTTGGCATGGCGAACCCGCTAAGATTAGATCCACATCTTGAAAGTCATCTGCGTTTAGTTGGGTAACATCGCCAACATGAATGGTATCTGGGTAGTTCTTTTGTGCGACTTCGATTGCGTATTTGTCTATCTC